TGGTGATGCATGGACTAATGACAACTCTTCTTATAAACAAGGTATATGGGCTAACAACCAAATAGATGCACAAGAATTAGAACAAGAAAAAGCAAGGGCTGTTGCTGCTAGTGCTGCCGACCAACAAGCTGGTTCTGGACAATTGGCACAGCAGCTTTGGTCTCCGGGACTAGGTGCTCCTAATTATCAGCCTACAGTAAAAGCAGCAGTAGACCAAGGTGTTAGTGGAGTTGTACCTCCGGGCCAATTTAATTCTAGCCAAGGCAAACAATTAAGTGATGCAGATTTTGCTAGAACTTACCAAGAACAAAGAGAGCTTATGCAACCTACTGTAGGAACTAAAGTTGGTGACATGGTAGCTGCTGGTGGACAATCTTTGTATGACAATTCTATTTTCCCTTATATGGGAATGAAAGACATGGATGGTAATAACATTCTTGGGCCACGTCAATGGGCAGATGACCAGCTTAATAGAATAGAAGCTGAAAAAGAATTTAACAAACCAGAAAATATTAAACTTAGAGCAGAAGCAGAAGAAAGAGAACAAAAAGTTACAGAAGAAAGAAACAGAATTTCATTAATGCAAGATGCTATGTCTAGCTATGAAGCTAGGCCTACACCATCTTTAATGAGCCAAGAAAGAGAGCCTATGTTTCCTGCATTAGAACCATATGCTGGACTTCCTTTTGAAGGTGGGCCAAAGAGTCCAGAACAAATGATGTTTGATGGATTAAACCCAGATGTTAAAGCACAGATGGATGCTCAAAGAGCAGCTAATGAAGCAGCTAAACAACAAGCAGAATTGGATGTTTACAATGCTCAGATTAATAATCCTACTTCTAATGACGTAGCTTTGGTAAAAACACCAACAGAAATTAATGTTGAAGATGACATATTGCCAGCATTAGAAAATACAGTTACCCGATTGACCAATGATGAAAAAAATGACCAGTATGTTGAAGCAACTTTGGCTGGTGAGACAACGCTAGGAAAATTCTTAGATTGGATTGGTGTATTAGACAATGACAATGATGGTGTTAGTCAAGAAGATGGAAACGAGACAGTTAAAAAGATAGCAGAAATAGCTGAAACAGAATCAACAACAGAAGTAGAACAAGGTGGAGTGTTATCAGATGATGAACCTGTTGTTAACACTACAAATATTAATAGCAAACCTGCTGCAGTTAATAATGGTTCAGTCGCTGTTCCAAGTTTAATGACAACTACTTCCGATGAAGGAACTGGTGGATTTACAATGGACAGACTTACTAACCCACTATCACCAGAGAATAAAAAATGGTGGATGGGTGGAGGTGCAGGTGTTCCCGGTAGTAACAGAGCAGTACAATTCTTTGAAGCTCTTGCTTATATAGGTACACCATTGAAGTACAGACCATCTAAGACTCCGGGTCAACAGAACATTGAAAACAGAATGACTCAGATGAATAACATGATGGATTACAATTCAAGCATGGCCTCAAAATCTAGTGCTCCATCGTTTGCTGCATTAAGAGCAGCAGTACCTAGTGTTGATACTATTGGTGATACTATAAGAGGACAAATTGAAGCAGATGCTAGCAAAGGATTTTTATTTGGATTGATTGGTGGTGACAGCCAAGAAGACATTGATAGAAAAATAGCTGAAACATCATATGCTATTAGAGAAAAAATGTTACAGATGGCTCTTGTAAATGGAAAGCTACCTACCTTTGCAGAAACTACAGCTGAACTGTACCCACAAGAACCTCCAAAAGAGGATGATAAAAAAGAAGAAGAAGAAGAAGGTAATAAATTCTTAGATTTTTTTAGAAGAACGTAGGATTATACAATGGCTTTAAGAGACGAAGAAGAAGAATATTCTTTAGGTGGATTAAACAGCCTAAGCAATATAGGCACTAGCAACTTAGGTCTTGGAAATTTAGAAGGCATAGGCAGCATAGGTGACACTAACCTAAGCCTTGGAAATGGGTGGGGTAGTGGTATGAAGAACGACCCTTTTGCTACAAGCTGGGATAATTTTAAAATACAATTTGGTGGTGGACTTCAGACTTTAGATGATTTATTAAACAAAGATTCTTTTCTTAGTCAATGGGGAGAAGCAATGGAGGAGTCTGGTGAAATTGGCAAGGAAGATTATAGACCAGAGTTTACTGGTACTTTCTTAGAGCAGGAAGGTTTTGGAGGCAAGCTAGGCTGGGCTGTTGAAAGAGCAAAAGAAAATGCAGTAGGAAGTGGTGCAGCTTTAGCAGCAACAATACTAACAAGAGGAGGACTTACTGCCCCAGCAGCTGTACTAAGTTTTTTACATTTAAATGAAGCAGGTAATGTGCACGCTGAAAATGCAAACAAACCTGTATCAGAATTTACTGCTGGTGAAAAAATAAACACAACTTTTGCTGCTGCAATGATGACTGCCTTAGATATAATTGCACCTTTAAAAGTAGGAAGAGCGTTTACACCTGTAATTAAAAAAGATTTAATGGAGATGGCATCTTACTTAAATGATTTTGAGAAGGTAGGATTTGCAAATGCTATGCTTATAGGACTTAAAAAAGCAGGTGCTATAGGAATTATTGAGGGTGGAACAGAGGGTTTGCAAGAAGCAATAGCTCAGTTTACTTCTATTAGCAAAGGCAGAGACATGACTCTAGATGATACTGCTGGAGCAGTAGCAGCAGGTACTGTTGGTGGAACAACGATGGGTACTCTAGCTGGTTACAGAGATGCTACTCAAGAAACCAGAGAAGCTAAGACATACCAAAAAACACTAGACCAATACAACTTAGGCCAACTAGAAAAAGCAGGCGATGAGTTTGGAATACAAGTAAAAAATTATGAGAGCAAATACCAAGACCTTTTAAATAAATATGAAGGTGCTGAGTTAAAATCCCAAGCAGATATTCTAAAGAAAAATGAAGGTGTCTTTGAAGATGTAATACCTGAAACAGTAGACTTTAAAAGACTTCCTCAAACTAAATTAAATGCATTAACAACAGGTGCTAGTGATTTTTTATTAGGTAAATCTACTGACAAGATAGACAGAAAGCGTAATGATGCTAAGACTGGTGAAGGTTTCTTTCGTCTTAACAGAGTGCTAAGAGGATTTGCTCCTGCTGAAAGTGGCAGTGGAGATTCTCAATCTAATTTATCTTTTCAATCATTAAAGCAATTAAACATTGGTGAGTTTGTTGTACCTTTTACAAACATAAAAGACAAGTACGAAACTTCTTACCCTGCTCTTGGTAAACTAGGAAGTAAAGTAGGTCAAGACATTGACACTTACTTTGGTCAAGCCATGGAAAAAAAGATTGACTCTGCTCTTGAAGCCAAGGTAAGAAAACAATTAGGCAAAACAAAATTTGATGTACTTAGAAATGACATTGCTGAAACTAGAAAAAACTACGACAAGATTCAGAAGCAATTAAAGAAAACACTAGGTAGAGATGGAATGGACATTGGGTACATTGAAAACTACCTAACTCGTGGGTTTGATAAGGCTGCAGTAAAAGCTAACTCACAGCGTTTCTTAGATATTCTTGGTGAAACCTATATAGATTCTAATGGTGTTCAACAGAAAGGTGTTAACATACAAGACACTGCATCTAGAACAGCAGAAGAAATTAAACAACAAATATTAAATGATGTATTGAATGGTGTAGACCCTACAATAATGACATCAGAGCAGATAAGAAATTCAAACAACAGGACTGGAGTAAACAGACCGGGATTTGAAAAACAAAGAGATGCTAGGTTTAACAGAGTTCCAGAAGAGTTCAGAAGCAAAAGCCCAATGAGTTCTATTAATGATTACTTAATGAATGCATCAACAAGGTTAGCATCAGCCGATGCCTTTGGTGCAAACAAAGCTAACAGATTAAATGATGACATCAATTACCTGCTAGAAAATAAAATAGTAGGAAACAAAGATGCACAAGAGATGTGGGATTTATATGATGCTGTTCATCACACATTTAAAAGACCTCAAGATAATTCAGGAAGATTAAGACAAGACATAATGAGGGGTGTTGCAGCAGGAGCTACCTTTAAATATCTTGGAATGGCTACTATATCCTCAATAACAGAGCCAGCATGGATAATACAAAGGAATGGTATTGCTAATACATTTAAGGCTTTACCTGCCATGGCTGTTCATGCTCTTGCAGGTATGAAACGTAGTCTTTATTCAGGTGGTGTAGGTAAAGGTGCGACCTCTAACTTTGCTAGGGATTTAAATAGAGTATTAGGTTTTGCATTAGACCCTAAGAACACTGAAAGAAATGAAAAGATGTTTGCTGGTGACTCTAATAAGTATGTAAATTATTTTTTTAGAATGCCTGCCGGTATGTTTCTTACTCAATATACTAATTTTGTTAGAGGCTGGGCTGGTACTGCTGCACTTAAAAGAATAGAAAGTGAAGGCAGGGCACTTAAAAGAATGAAACCTGCTAGAAGAAAAAGACTAGAGGCAGAGCTTAGAGAGAATGGTATGACACTAGAAGATTTTAGTGCTGTATACAGAGCAGGTGGCAACAAGATTGACATACTTAATGACAATTTTCTCAACACAATTATAACAAAGAGTGATGGTACACAAACAAGAGTAAGAGACATGATGCTTCCTTGGTTGCGTAAAATGGTAACTGATGTGGCTCTTGAACCATTAGCTACCAACAGGCCACTATGGATGTCAAATCCTGACTACCAATTATTTGCACAATTAAAATCTTTTCCTATTCTTTTTGGCAACACAATTGCTAAGAGAGCAATAAGAAAAATGAATCCAAAAAGTTGCACTCCAGATTTAATGGGACAAATGTCTACACTAGCTGCTATTGCAACAGCATTATCTGCTGCTGCATTAGCTATGGCAATTAAAGATGAGATTAGGGGCAGTGACTATGAGCGTGGCCCTGCTGATTTGGTAGGTGCTATAGGTGTTCCATTGATAGGTGAGACATCTGCATCTAGCTACATGCTAGGCCCGGTAGTTGGAATACTAGATGATTTTATGGCATCTTTATATGGAGAGGGCTTAGCAGATACAGCTGCTAAAGCACCAGAAGAATTTTTTGATTTAATACTTAGGTCATCAATAGGTGCTCTAGGTGTAGCAGCGAGGAATGACTAATGCCTAAAGTATGTGCAATGGGTACAGCCAATGGATTTCTAATGCCATCAGGAGATTTTCCTGAGATGAGAAAAGGTATAGAAGATGACATAGACAAAGCAGAACAAGGCTATGACATAACTAAGTCTGGTGACACTCAAGTTTCTAATACTGTCAGCACTTATAGAAAAGTAAAGAGCAAACATTTTAAAGATGTTTCCGACAATGACATACTTGATTATGGTGCAGGCTTAGGAAGAGCATCACAAGAAATGGGCTTTGATTCTTTTGAACCATTTCCAAAGGGTGGTTTTACACCTACATATACAGACCCATCTCAAATTGAACAAGAGTATAAAGGTGTAATTAGTAATGCTGTTTTAAATGTATTGCCTAGACAACAAAGGGTTGAGGCAGTAAGAGGAATAGGCAAGAGCCTAGCTGTTAATGGCAAGGCTGTTGTCATGGTTAGAGGAAGAGGGTTCTTAAAAAGTCTTGTTAACCCTAGACCTTATGAGGATGGAGTAATTACAGGCAAGGATACATTCCAAAAAGGATTCACCAAGCAAGAACTAATAGACTTCATAAGGTCAATTCTTGGGCCGGACTTTAAAGTTACTGGAACATCTTCTGGGGATGTTGGTGTTGTTGTTACTAGGTTGCGATAGCATTAAGTAGTTTAGTTATATCAACTAGGTGTAGCTTAGATGCTTTGTTATCACCACCATATACTGTAAAAGGTTTCATTTCTTCTATCACTTTGCGTAGCTTGTCTGTATTAAACACGAGACTAGCACACAACTCATTGTCTTTAACTAGATTGTGTACCCAAACGTCAGCCTCTGTGCTGGCTAACCCTGATGGCTTACCATAGCTTTCAACTTCAATACATATGTTGCCTGTCTTGGCCCATGTGTCTCTCTCTGTTTTAATTTCACATTTCTTAGCACCAGAGAACAACTCATCTACATACTCCTCCCACTGCTGACCAAACTCTAGGTCAACATCAAACTTACGCATCTCTTTTATGTCTTTACTTTTGTTTAGTGACATATCTTCTCCATTTCAAATTCAATTCTACCACTGTCAGACCAATACTTTCTTGCTCTAATCATGGCTATCTGCTTGTCGTTGTGGTAATACTTACCTTCTAAACTGTCTAGTGTTGCCTTGACATAGTTATCTAGGTCAGCGTTGTTATCACAGTGCTTGCCTTCTGTTTCTTGTTTCTTTTTCTTAGACCAACCTTTAGGTATTTGAACATAGAAGTCTAGCTTTACATATAGCAAACCATCTTCTGGTGTTGCTTTATATTTCTCAAGAACTTCTTTAAAATCTTTTTTAAATTGTGTGTATCTTTTTGGAAAATATGTAGACCAGCGTGTGACTCTTGCCCGGCTAGCAACTACTGGTGCTATGTGGAATGTAGTCAACTGATGTTCTCCTCTTTAAGTATTTCTTCTATTTGTTTTTCAATAAACCATCTGGCTTTACGCAAGTCATCTAACCTGCCCTCACCTAAATGTTTATGTTCCCACCTGCATAGGTACTTGCATGCTGATGCAGTTAAGTAACTCATTTTCTGGTCTATTATAAAATCTATTACTTCTATCTTACCTTGTTGGTAATGTGATGGGTTAATGTTATCTTTCTCATCAAGTGGCAACCACTGAGTGTTACAGTCAGCTGCTAACTCACTTCTTTTATTGCTTGCTGCAATAGCTTTGTCTTGTAGTGTATTCATTTTCTCCAGTCGCTCCTCCAAAAGTTCCGTGGTTTGTTTTGTTTTTTTCTTTTTAGTTCCATGTATAACTTGGAAGTCCCATCCATACGGACAAGACCCCAAGTGTTTTTAGCTTTAGTCTTTAAGCTCATCAACAATATCTTTGTCGAGTAGCTTCCAGATTATAATAGCAGCAATGATGCCTGCTAAACCAGCGTTGCCTAAAGTCCAAACTATACCTAGTATAGAACCAACTACATCTCCTGTTAGGAAGGCTACCTTTGAACCAAAGATAATCTGTAGTATGATTGATAGACTAATCAACTTAATGCCGACATCTATTGCACCATCAGCACCATTCTTTATTTTCTCTAACATTTTTACTCCTTTATGATTAAACATAAACCCACGCATTTAAATGCGTGAGACACATCAAGTCTTCCAACCTAAGCAAAGACTTGAATCCACTGGTGCATGACAATGAAGTTGCATTTGCTCTTCAAATGTAGTGCACCCTGCGAGTGTAATAACAATCACTTGCAATGCTATTATAAGTATTATAGTGTTTATCATTCCACATCTCTTTCTTCTTCTACTAAATCAACCAGCTCACATATACTTCCTGTGCATGCCAATGCTTTAGTTCCTACTGTCTGGTCAGTAAGTTCGTACTCACTAATCAAGTCCCAGTCAACTGCCTCAGGCATTTCATTAAGTAGTTCGGTATATGTTTCCTTGTCGCATTCTTCATAAGGTGCTTGTTGGTAGGTGTGGTCTGAGTGTGGTAAAAAACTAACACCACTAACCTCATCAAAATGTTTGTATACCCACGCACCTACTTCCATCCACTCATGTTCCCTAACACTAATGGTTACACTAGGCTTGTGCTCACAGTAGTACCTCTGATACATAAGCCACAGTTCTAGTTGTTCAATGGCATTCCTTTCGTTTCTAGTAACAGCACTGTCAGGTGCTTTCATAGGAAATGAGAACACTTTAACACTGTTAGGTTTCATTACATCGTTCTCAGCAGGTATGCCTTGGTCTTCCATCAGTCTAGCTATAGGGTCTTTTCTATCTGCTCTTACTCTACGAATATAGTATTCACTGTGTCTAGTATGTATACCACTAGCACTGTCAACTAACTGACTGACTGTACCACTAGGTTTAATAGCAGTAGTTGCAGTAGCTTGGCTAATGCCTAGAAGCTCTGACCAATGTCTGTTAACTTCAACTGATTCTTTACGCAAGTCAGATAAGAAGTCGGGTAAACTACGCTTACCATAGTAACCCCTGTCATTACTACTGCCATTCATGTATGCATTGTCCATGATACCTGTAAGGCTGACACCTAGTAGTGCCTCTTCTTCTGTATTCTGTACCCACTTAGGTCGCAGTCTTTTGATGTTAGTAAGTGAGGCTTGGAATGTACCCAGTATAGTAGCCAGCCTAGTCTTACGAAGTATTTCTTTCTGTGTGTCTCCTGCTCTTACTACAACCTCAGTCAAGTTACAGAACTGTCCATCTCTTAATAGTATTTCACTACAAGGATTGCAACCAAACTCATGGTCTGTGTCTCGTCTACCATTCTTAGCTACCTGTTTGATGGCTGCCTCTCTGTTAAAGATACCACGCTCACCAGATTTAGACTCATACAATGAAGTCCATTCTTTCATAAAGATTCCTATGTCTGGTTTTTCTGTGTAGCACACACTGTTGTTACTCAGTGCCATCTCTGGTGTGTCTGACCACCACTGTCCAGACTTAGCACTACGCATACGCTCATCAGTAAGATTACTAAGTGAGATAAGTGCTGACCTACGCACACCACCTACCACTACTACCTCTGCTATCTTGCACATCATACGATGACACTCATAGCTAGTAAGTTGCCTGCCCACTGCATCTTTAAATAGATTGGTAGAGTAATTAAATAAATCTACCAAAGGCTCAGGCCCACTTGCCCTGCCACCAAAGGTAGCTAGTCTTGCACCTTTAGGTCTAACCTTAGAGAAGTCCCACTTAGGCATCTCTCCGTTGTATAGGTAAGCTATTAGTTTTCTGAACGCAGATTGCCAGCCTTCTTTAGAATCCTGGACTACCACTGTGTCTTCAACATCAATCATTTCTTCTGGTACTTCAGGCAGTTTCCTAATGAACTGTCTCTCTACACTAAAGCCTACACCAGTGCCATGCATTAGCACATACAAACATTCATCAAATGCTTTAGGGTGGTCAACACTAAGGTATGCACAGTTGTACCCTGCTATGTTGTTATCTTTGAGTGCTTTACCAGCAGTCATTAATGCTCTCATGCTAGGCATAACATCTAAGTTAAGCACTGCATCTTCCAATACTTTTCTTGTCTTGGGTACTAACTCTTGGTTAGTGTTTTCTTTTAGGTGCTCTTCCATAAAGTCAAAGTACCTAGCTACTGTTTCTTCCCATGTTTCTCTTCTGTTCTTTTCAGGTAGCCATCTTGCGTACCTGCTTAAAGCAATAAAATTTTGGTAGTCAGTTGGTAATTTTTTCATTCTTCCTCCAGTGGTTCTATCTCTATGTCTACCATGCGTTCACCTGCATCATCTAGATAGTCTTTATATTTTAATCTACCAGTTCTGTGCATAAGCACAGCATCAGTAATTCCTTTTTGGTATGCTCTCTTGTGTGTGAAGTATATAGCACCAGCACCTAACAATATGAAAGCAATACTTATTTCTATGTAGTCCATGTACTCTCCTCAAAGTCTTCAAGAAACCTGTCTTGCTTTTCTATTAATCTTTTTTCAAAAGCATCTAGCAATTCTTGTGGTTCAATTTCTAGTTCATCACATATAAGGCACACATCATACGTTGATGCAATGTATGCCTTTAGTTCAGGTAGTTGTTTCAAAAGTCAGCTCCACTTGTTACATAGTAATTAGTTATTTTTCCAGATGGAATAGGTCTAGCGTCTAAACTACCAAAGCAATCATTCTTAAAACCACAGAACGCACAGGTCATGCACAACTTCTCTTCTGTCTTGGCTTTGTTCCAAGTTGTTGCATTAGCTAGTCTCATCGGTGGTGTGTCTAGTTCCATCTTGCTTTTTAAATCAACAATAAAAGTATCTATGTCTTGCTCTAGTGTCTGCTCGCATAACTTAAGTGTTGATTTGTTTTTATTTAAGGCAAGGAAATATCCTTTTTTTCTCTTGTCTCCTTTACCATAAGCAGATAGTTGCTTGATGTAACCAAACGCATCATCAGCAATGCCTGCCTCTTTGAATTTGTTTTCCCAAGACCACGCACTTGCAGTCTTTATGTCAACTAATTCACCATCAATTGTACAGTCTTGAGAACCATTGATTCCTTCAATCGTGTGTTTCTTTTGTTGTTCTGTTACTGTATGTCCTGATAGTTTAACCAAAGCTACAAGCACTGCTTCTAGTATATGGCCTTGCAAAAAAGTTAGGTACACCTCACCCTTGATTGCCTCAGGGGTGTATCCTTTGTAGTTGTACCATTGTGCTCTTTCACATCTACCTATGCCAGACATACGCAAACCTCTGTTGTCTTCTCTAGGTGTGAATGCATCTTTGATTGCATCCTCTACTTCTCTCCCTGCCTGCATTGCAATAGAGTTCAAGTCACCATCGTACTGCTTGGACTCCATCACACTGTATATGTCAGGGATTAGTGTATTTATAGACTTCATAGTCTTTCTCCTCTCATTAAAATTAGTATGTATTTTACCTTAAAATTAGTGTGTATCGTTCCATGTTTTACCTATTTTATACTCACCAGTAATAGGGCAATTCAATTTGTAATACTGTGTTGTTGACTCCATAGCATCAACGACTAGCTTTCCTATAGCGTCTGCATCTGATGTGTCACACTCTATCTGTATCTCATCATGTATCACACCTAACTGTTTGTAACTAAACTCATGTGCAAGAGAATGGAATGTAACCCATGCTCTCTTTGCTATGATTGAGCCTGCACTCTGTAACAAAAAGTTAAGTGCTGAGTGTGGACTACGCACATGTACCCTGCGACCATCAAGTGTTCTAATCCAACCTCTCTTGCTAGCTTTCTCAATGCGTACTCTCAAGCTACGCAGTGCTGGTGTGTTGTCTAGAAACTGAGCCTTTACTTTCTTGCCTAACTCCCTGCCACCACCACATATGTTACCTATCAGGTTGTCACCTCCACCATACAGGTAAGCATAGATGAATCTCTTGGACTCATCACGAGTGGCAAGACCTGCAGCTTTTTGATTAGCTGTGTGTATGTCACCACTGAGTATCTCTTCAGTATAGTTATTATCTTTCATGTAGTGGGCGAGACACCTGAGTTCTAATCCGGAAAGGTCAGCACCCACAATCACCTTGCCATCAGGTACAGTAAACAAACCACGCATCTCTTGTCCATACTCCTTGTTACTTGCAGTAACTTGCTGTAAGTTCGGGTTACTACTAGACATCCGGTGTGTGACAGTTCCCATGGTGTGTACTCTACTGTGTATTCTTCCTGTGTTGTAGTTGTACTCATCTATCCAGCTGCTAACCTGACCCTGCCTCTTCTGTAGCATCAAGTACCTAGCTATTAGCTTGGCCTCAGGTATATCAACATCCTTAAGCGTACTCTCATCTACCTTAGGCAATCCAGTTGCAGTATGCTCACTGGGTTTCCAACCATAGTGCATGAGGTATCTTCCTACCTGTTGCCTACTGCCTAGATTAAACTCAGGGTAGTGCCAATAACCATAGTCACCATCTTCATTAGTATGGCACTCAAGTTTTACCTCTGATTGATATGCCATAGTGCGACCACCACCTTTCTTCCATCTATTCTTGACTGGTGCTTTGCTTTTCCAAACAGCCAGTGGTGTAAATGTTTTATGCACCTCCTCCTCTACACTACGCAAGTCTTCATTAATATCCTGAAGTAATAGCATTGCACCATGAAAATCAAAGTGCCATCCATTGTTCTCTTGTTGTGTGCAGTGTTTCTTTGTAGCATACTCAAGTGCCAGTGCATCTTGGCTCAGTTCTTTTAGCTTAAGGTGTCTGTATAACTTCGTTGTAATCTCAGTATCTCTGATACAGTAAGTCAACATCTCTTCACTAAACTTAGACCAGTCCTCGTGGTCTCCTTTATCAAATCCCAGACGCTCACCCCAACTAGCAAGTGAATGTCCTGCATCCCTGCGTGGCTCATCTAACTGACTCATCACCAATGTGTCCATAATCTGGACATCACTAAAGTCTATGCCACACAGTCGAGTCAAGACTGGCACATCAAAACCTATGCCATTGTGAAACACAAGACAGTCTACCTCTGATGCCATCCAAGGCTTAAACAATCCAAGGGTAGTACCTGAAAAGGTAATGACCTGTCCCGAGTCTATATCTTGCACAGCTATACACCATACAACACTAGGGTCTAGTCCATCTGTCTCTATATCACAACTAAAAGTCCGCATCGCCACCTCCTTGGGCATTAGGGTTTTGTCCTTTCTCTAATCTACCAGTAATGCCATTGAAGAATGCCCATCCTGCCTCACCAGTCTGTCCAGTCCTCCTCATCTTTGGCACTCGTATCCTAGTAGAGTTCTTCTCGTACTCATCCTCTGCTAACTTGTCTCTTGAGAATAGTATATTAGTGTGACACGCTTGGGGTATAGCACCACTACCCTTGACATCATACTCACTAATCTTATGAGGATGTGAGCCATCATCTGGCTTTCTAGTATGTGTAGACAGTATCACTGTAGCCTTTGTCTCCTTGCACAGTTTAATAAATCTATCCATAACTTCCTCGATGTTCTCATTGCTCAAGTTCTTAATAGCAGTATGCAATGGGTCAACAAGTATAACAGAACAACCCACTCCTTTTATAAAGTATCTAATCTTGGCGAACATTTCTTCCAAGTCTATGCTACCACCACCATCGTTATGCAGTTGTATCTTAGAGCCAAACCCTATGTCTATAGCGTTGTCCATTATATGTTCAACATCCAAGTCATTAGGCTTGGTCAACTGCATGTTCTCACCTGTGTGTACACTCACCACTTTCCTAATGGTCTCGTCTATATTATCCTCCACCATAAAGCAACCTATCTTTTCTTTCGTGTTAAAAGCAAAGTGGTATATGAGTTCATTAAGTATGGTAGTCTTACCTATACTAGTGTGTGCAATGATACTCACCAACTCACCTCTGGCTACACCACCACGCATCATCTCATTAAGATTGCCAAACGAATCGGGCAGAGGTATTAGTTCTGTGTCCCGGTAATCCATCATGGCATTACGCATGTCCTCTATGGTAGCCACACCACTAACAGTGTATGGCTTGGCATCATTCCACCATTCATCATAGAATGCTTTAGCATCACCACTTGACAGGTAATCACATGCATCCTTGTGTTTAGCCAGTGTCAGTATCTTACATTTATTAGGGCCAAGCACAGGTGCTACTAACCTCGCAGCTTTTCTTCCTGCCTCATCATTATCAAAGCATATCACCACAGTTTCAAACGAATCAAGCCACTCAAGATTAGCCTTGATGTTATCAACACAGTTAGCACCATTGATTACACTAACACAGGGCCACTTAGAACCAAACATCTCATAGGTAGCCATAGCATCTAACTCACCCTCACATATGGTAATGAACTTACCACCCGACCTGAACAAAGACTGACCAAACAACTGGTTGACTGCACTAGTCTTGCCAGCACCAAAGAACTTCTTGTTGGCTACTATCCTTGTCTTTATACCCACCATCTCACCTTTCTTATTGTGATTGGGATAGTGGTGCTTGATGATGTTGCCTTTGCCATCTTTCTCTGCCTTGACTTTGTACTTCTCAAGTGTCTCGGCCCTTAGCTTTCTATCAGGCAGTGCATAGTAATCACCTCTGCTATACTCAACCATCCAGTCTTTCTTGGTGGGTTCAACCACCTGTACCTTTTCTTTATGCTCTATAAATCCATGCTTGTTACACGCAAAGCAGTGTGTCTGTCCATCCGAATAAACAGCCATGTTATCCTTGCTTGTATCAGCACCAGACTCAGCACAATCTGGGCATTGCTCCTTACGGAGTAATTTATTTTCCATGTTTTCTCCCTTACTTAAAATATAAAGGGCATCCGAAGATGCCCCTGTTTAACAGCCTAGTCAGAATTAAAATTCAGATGGGTCAAAGTCCTCCACTCCATCTGCCTTCTCTTCCACACGAATAGCCTCAAGATAGGTGTATTCGCTGAAGTCTCCCTTACCCTGCTTAACAGCCACAGTTACCTTATCTCCATATAGCGACAGGTGTCCGACATCAACCAACGTCTTGTCTTTATTGTAAATCTTAGGTCGGTCAAAGTCTACCTTTCTGCGACTAGTAATTTGTACATTACCATCATACTCACTAGTCTTAAGACCTGCTTTCTCAGCAGTTTTAAGACCAGCCTTATCCAACGCAATGGTCAGAGCATATCTCTCTGAGCCTTTGAAGTTGTCGGGTATAGTTACATGATTAAATACAACCTTACCAGTTAGTGCCATTGTTTCTGACATATATATCTCCTTTATAGTTAACATCAATGCCACGCATTTAAATGCGTAGCTTTTATTAGCAGTATTAATACCACTAGAAGTGCCACAGAAAAAATGGAAGGAAAAACTGTGACACATCTAGAGATACTAAACTAGGTAAACCTAGAATATATACTATATATAACTTACAACTAGTAACATCATAGGTAAACCTAGTATATATACTAAGTATTATTATATCATAACTTTTATTGTATACTCTTAGCACTGTCATTATCTTCTAATAATTTACTAAAGTTTATATGTTCTTGGTAATATTCTTTAGTCTTCATATACTCAGTAGCATATTCCATAGAGACTACACCCTCATCATCAGTATAGCCTTGCTCTTCACACCATATTAAATAATTTCCTATCTTACTCATAGCACATCTCCTATTAATTGTTGTAGTTTACCAATATCCCTGTCTTCAACAGAGGAAGTAATATTATAACCTATAAGATACTCGTTTACCTCTACTAATACAGCAACCAGCCTGTCATTTTCTTTCTTCAAATCCCTGTTAATTTGCAATGCTTGTTTGTAGGCATTCATATTATTATTTGGGTTACTCATCTTTATCCTCCTCACATTTACAGTAATCAATAGGCCTATCACAGTCTCGACACCACTCATCAGCATCATACTCCTCATCAGTAATTTCAAGTGATGACCTTATCCAATCAGCGTAATCATCATCCCATACACTGTCCGTGGCTATTTGTTCTGCCTCTTCACAACTGTCAGCTTCTATATCTACATTAAAAACCGACTCTTGTATTAATTTTATTTTAACATTGAACCATGTCATTATAGTTTCTCCATATTATAAAGTCTAGAATTTAAGTCATTAATCTTATTGTTCTGCTCTGTTATCTGCTCTTGTTGGTACTGCATTATCTCTAACATAGTACCTTTATCCAGCTGATACATACCAGTATCCACTAACTTGCCATCATCGTCAAACAAACCACAACCTGCGTACTCATTTTGTATATTCATAGCACGTTCTATACGCTCATCAACTTCTTTGTTGAATTCGTGCCATTTAAAATCAATCATAATATATTATCCTCCATCTTTATAAGTTTATTATATTTACTTTTCAAACGCTCTACCTTATCAAGAAATACCTCCAATGTTTTATCATCAGAAACATCAGGTGCTTCTTGCTCAAGTTCGGCCCTAAGTTTATTACATTCTTCATACAACTTTAAATACATATCAGCCATTATAACTGCTCCTATTTATTATAGTATTACTACTGTTTCGCCACTCTTTTCTTAGCTTGCGTCTATATCTAGCCAGTGCAGTTCTCTGCGAATAGGAAAGTTTATTCCCATCCCTGTCATAAGACGCACAGTGCTTGATTTGCCCATCCAAATACTCTGGATTGAGTGGTATCCCCATGACTACCTTGACTGGCTCACTTACCCAATCTATTTTAGCACCTTTCCTGCCTATATGAAAGCCAGCCTTAGCAAACACATCATCATCATCCTTGTTCATAGCTAGTCTTCGGTATGCACCGGGTTTTGAAAGACCAGTAACATCCATCACTTCACGAACAGTCACTTGTCTACCAGATGTGAGAGTGTATATCTTTTCTTTCTGTTGCTCCAGAAATGCTTTACATTGCATTACTACTCCTCCCAGACACTATCTACATTTACACCATGCAAAACCAGTGAGTTAGGGTGCATATCAGTAGCTTCATCTTTCGCAGCCACAATGGCATCCTCCTCACTCTCAGCATCTACATATATCCACTGAGTATAGGTTACATCAACACAACAATGGTAAGTATTAGTCATTATGCATCCCCTGTAATATTAGACACATACACACTGCCCATCTCATCAAACATGCCCATGTCACTACCACGCACATCCATAAGCACTACTTTTTTCCATCCCCTGCCTTGCTTTGGAGACTCAAGCAGTTTTGCTCGCACACTACTGCCCATTAAGTTAATCATATACCAATTATCTTTTACTAAACTACTAACATCTATGCTAGGTTTAGCATTCGCTTGCTCAAACATTTCTTGAAACATATATTCTCCTTATTTATTGGCTTTCATGCGTTTCCACGCTTGCCATGTTATAGACTGAAGATGTAAGGGTGTTAATCCCAACACATCAGCACTTATTTTATAACAATTCTCAATAAAAGTATACTTAGGAATTGTTAACACCTGCTCTACATCTGTTGCAGTCCTGCCTATCGCAATTGCAATAGCATGCCTGTCAACAGTAACACTGGTTGCATCATTGGAATACATCATATTCATATAAAATCTTGATGTCTTTGGCCCATTGAGAACCTTAAGAATATCATCATCAGTTTTACAATGATGTAATATCCTCCAAGCCTTGATTTTATTGTTCTTCATGTGACCACAATCGCCACTAAGAATAAAATCAACAGTCAATTCCTTATTCTTTTCCCATTCCTTGAGGGGTGAAAGTGCTGATGTTATGCCTAATACCTGCTTAACACTAACATTTAACCTCTTAAAACTGAGTAAAAAATTAGAAACATCAATCGCCCACTGATTTGCCTCTCTATACCAGTCATTTTTCTCTGACTCTAGGCTATCAGCGTACACCCTAAGAATATTATTCTTTATCTTAGTTCTTGAGTATTCAAACTCACCAATTTTAATTGTTTGCATAGGCAAACCTCCACTTCTTAGTAATAAAGAGTATAGACTATCGCCCTCTAGAGTTAATAGCAATAGCCTATATTTTTTATTACTTGAATTTCTCGTTTATCTTGTCATTCATATCCATAAAAAATGGAACAAAGACACAACTTAATCCCACTAACACAAGTATAAACACAAAGAAATCAAATAGCAAACCACTTAACATAATACTATCCCCTATATTTTTCTATATGCACTGCAACCATCCATCTTGCTTGCATATTTGTGTGCTGTTTCAAAGTCTACATCATCTAACATGACAAGACCAGTATCATCAGCAACATAATATAAATCTATATACATATCAACCATGTATTCTTTCCAATTGTCATACATAGAATTGTTTTTATCTACCATACTTACTCCTTATATTGTCACGCATTTAATTGCGTGGTTTGTTGTGAATTTCTATACTTAATTATCCATATAAAAACCCGTAAGTCAAATCACTTGCCCTATCCCACTAATAAGCGTGGATTTTGCTGGAAAATGATTAATAATTGCTTAAAAAAGCAAATAAATCAGCAAATAACCTTGTATTTACTCATTTATTAACTTTTAACAGACGAAAAAAAGCCCTGCATATTTCAGCAGGGCTAGAAGTTAGACTTTAGCAGGTTTTTTTGCTTTAGCTAATGCATTTTTACGCATTTTTATCAACTCTTTTTGCATGGTTTCAAACAGTGACATTTGATAGTTAAATGTATCATCATCAACTACTAACGCACCATTTTCAACCTCACAGTGGGAGTCAAACAATACTTTATTTTTACTATAAAAAGTATTTTTGTCATCAGCTGTTAGGTTAACAATAAAATCAGCTGGAAGAGGTGTATTTTCGCTTTCATCAGCTTTATTAGCACCTCTTTCAAGTAAGACTTCGGACAACTTGCACTCGTTAGGATTTTTAATCGTTACATTTTTCATACTTTTGCGATTTTCCATAGTATGAAAGGGGTAATCCTTATCATTTGCTAACTCTATAAAAACCTTTTCGATACAACTTTTTAAAGATTTCATATCGCTGTCATCCTGTATCTTTATGCAATCTAATTTGAGCTTATTCATAGCTAGCTCAACTTCATGCAATCCAGCGTAACTTTTTCCATCAAGGCTTACTTTTTTAAGGCTAACCCTAACCTTATCACGCTGGGATTTTTTTGCTTTTCCTGTTGCTTTAGTGCTACTAACAATCGCTGAAGCATTTTTATCCTTTGCAATAGCTTTATTAATTTCACTTTCTATTAGTCCAACTTCATCATTTGGTATTAAGTTTTGCATTTTATTATCCTTTTTTAAATAAAAATAAAGGAAAGTATCAACTTAATACTGGCATTATTGCGTTAACTAATGCCAGCAATAATGAAGTTACTTTCTCTAATTGTTATCCATGCATTTAAATGCGTGGATAGTGAATTGCGATTTGTCATAGTGACCAGTTGTTCTCAATTCATACTTCCTATTATCCATATTCTGGGAAGCCTGTCAAATCATCTATTAAAAGCCTTGATACCGGGGTTATTTTCTACGCATTTAAATGCGTGGATTGTCTCAATATTAAAACCAAGCCGGCTTTAATTATTAAGAAAGGAATATATAAAAACCAAGAAAGCAAGACATAGTTACTAACAAAGTATTAAACAAGTTATCCATGAGTTATCCATGAGTTATCCACGCATTATCCACAAGTTATCCACATAGTTATTAACATAGTTACTAACAAGTTACCAACAGGTTATCAACGAGTTATCAACAGGGCAAAAGCAAGGAAAAAACCGAGAAAGCAAGGCATGCCCCCACCCAAATCTAAAAAAATCCCCCAGAGCCGAACCATGCTCCATGTAAAATTATTATTTTTTCAATATTCGGGGATACGAATTTCGGCACAGGTAAATATTATTAGTATACTATGGTTCATCTGGTATAATATTGTTTTATTTTAAGTTAAACGCTTAAACATACCTAGACTTCTAGTGGTGATATACTATATATAATTTACTATTTAAACAATCACTAGAATATTCTAGGTTATATTAAAACAATATTTAAATTTCTGGTATAATACATACATATGGCAAATAAAGGCACAATTAAAGTAGACTCTGAAGAAGAAATCCGAGAAATCGAGAAAGAACTAGAAGAAGAACTTAGATATGCAGTAGCATCTGCTAAAGGTATAGTACCTGCTGATGCTGTAATTAAAATTGAGCGTAAAAAAGGCCGACCAACTGGTGGTCTTAGTGCTGAATCTAAAAAAGCTGGTGGTAAAAAGTCTAGAATCAAAAGAGGACAGACGTATAAACCTACAGATGATGACTATGCTAAAGTAGAAGAGATGGTTACTATAGGATTAGACCAGCATACTATTTCTAAGGTTATGGGTATTAGTAATGCGACCCTAACAAAATATTTTGCACATAATTTATTGGTAGCTAAAGACAAAAGAACTGCAAGAGTTGCAGGTGTTGCTTATGAAATGGCAGTCAGTGGAGAATCTCCTAGCATGACTACGTTTTGGCTAAAGACACAAGCAGGCTGGTCTCCAAAACACCACGTTGTTGTAGAAGACAGGCAGTTTGACATACAATGGGCCAAGGATGAGGCCGATATTGCAGACGCTAACCAGTTTTTAAAAGATACAGATAGTAAAGTACACTAGACTCTATGCAAGAGGAGAGAAAACCTATAGTAATACCCTATACCCCTAGGGAATTACAAAGACATTTACACACTAACCTTAAAAGATTTAATGTTGTAGTGTGTCACAGAAGGTTTGGCAAGACTGTATTTGCTGTAAACGAATTAATTAAATCTGCTGTGCAAGATATAGGAAACAAAAAGAAAGCACCGAGGTATGCATACATTGCACCACTCTTTAAGCAAGCTAAAACAGTTGCTTGGGATGAATTAAAAAGATTGTGCGAGGTGTTTCCGGATGTTAAGTTTAATGAAGCCGAGCTTAGAGCTGACTTCTTAGGAGCTAGAATACAACTGTACGGAGCTGATAATTATGACACTCTCAGGGGAATTTATTTAGATGGGGTTGTGCTAGACGAGTTTGCCCAGATGAACCCAAAGATGTTCTCTGAGGTAGTAAGGCCAGCACTTAGTGATAGGAAGGGGTATGCCATATTTATTGGTACACCAAAGGGAAAGAATGATTTTTATGATTTATACCACTCAGCACCAGAGAAGAAGGGATGGGCTAGATT